TATTTCCTTTTTCTTCATTTCGGCTTTGGCGTACCGTTAAACCCCTTGCTGTTGTTTTTGCGCGTCACCTTCTTGCCGCTGCGCCTGGCAGCGCGTTCAGCAGCGGCATATCCCTGCGGGGTATAGGCGTAATGCCTGTTTCCTACCTTCGGCATTACTTTTTCCTCTTTTTGCCCAGTATATCCGCGTTGACGGGGGCTGGCTTTGCCCTTCTTGCCGGCTTGCTGCCTTTGCTGCGAGTCGGAGTGGGGGTGCCGTTGAATTTCATCGTCTTACTCCTGGTTATGCCGCCTGGTAGCGGCTCTTACGATTCTTAATGTTACTGCTCAACTGATCCAGCAGTTCCTGTGCTGTTCCAGCAGGGTTGCTGGACTCAACGCGAAACGGTTTGTAGACATGCATCATGGCGTATCTAAGTTCATCTGCTGCATGATCTTCGGCTTTGGTGTCGAGATCTTCAGGGTTAGCCGCTGCGCGTGGCAAAGACGGCAATGTCCGCATCAAATTGTCATTCCAGCCGGCAAAACAGTAAAAGCGCTCATTAAGTAGCGCATCGTTGATAACGCGCCAGCCGTTAACACGATCATTATTGGCCTTGGTAAGCCACAGGCCATGCTCCGCGAAGACATCGGCGGGCGAATGATTCATCACTTCAGTAAGCCGCCGTTTAACGAAAATCGACGGATCGGCATAAATCACCGACGGGCGACGACCGTCAGTAAACGGACAACCCTCGACCAGTTCGTTGATGCTTTGTGCATGTTGCGAAGCGGTAGCGTTGGCGCGGTAGTACTCGCTCAGTCGATAAACATTATCGTCATGATCTACGCTGTAGAGGCCAAAGCTCGAAGGCGCGGCCTCGCCGTAATCCAGTGCTCCAAACAACGGCCAGTGCGACGGCACCTGGAAACTGGGAACCGCGATCCGCTCATTATTCCAGAGGCTGAAAAAAGCACCGACAATAGCGTCCCAGTCGCCCTCAAGCCAGGCGCGGACGAGATGTTCATCACCCACCGACTTAAGGCGCTCGACATACTGCGGATCATTTTCCAGCAGAATACGGTTGTCAGTAAGCAGGGAGCGGATGTACATGCGCTGCATGTTGTCCGCACCGGTGATCAGATGCCCTTCCTCGCCCGCATCAATAAAGTAGCGCTTGACGGCGTTATGGCCGGGACCGCCGGGATTTCCTGTCGAGCGAATACGTTTGTTGGGAATGTCCTGCGCTGATCGCAGACATGCCTTAAGTCGGTGATAAGGCTTGAGATCCGACCATGAAGTCAGCTCGTCCCAGCCGATCCAGGTATACTGATGCCCCTGGTAATGATCGGCATCGATCTCCGACTCGATATGCCGCAGTTTGAGGCTGGCCCCGTTGGGAAACTGCCAGGTATGGGAACCAACCTTGTATTCAGCGCCGGGGAAAAGCTGGTGATAAATAACCCTGGAGCGCTCCACCAGCTCGTCGAGTTCGGGGTAGGTACGGCGAAACAGCACCCCGCGCCAGTGTTCCCCATACCGCTTCACATCCGAAGCGAAATCCCCTAACAGAAACTCGCTCTTGCCGCCCCCACGCGAACCACCAAAAAACAACTCGTCCACGAAACTGGCACGAATCGCCTTTTCCTGCGGTCCAGGCTGGGGCTTCCAGGTCATTTTCTATAATCCCCCTTATGCAAATAACCCAACGCCTTAGAAAAAATGCCTGCCAGCGTATCTGCCTCCGCAATCCCCTTATCTATACACTCCTGGTCACCGACCGGACATACCTTCACGGGAAACGCATCCTTGAGCCTAAAAGCCTCGTCTACGGCCTTTTCCCCTCCAAGATAAACCAACTTTTTTCCTTCTTTAGTTTTCTGTGAGCGAATATTCGGGTACATCCACACAACAGTGCTATCTGAATATGTCCCGTCAGGCTGAGTAAAACTTGACTCTCCATGGGTAGTGCTGGTATGCACAGAGCCTTGACCGCCATGGGGCATTTGCTCAGATACAGGAAACTGATACGGCTCTTCTTCGCCCGCAATCGCCCGCTTCACCCAAGGCACTTTTATAAACTCCTTGAGCTGCTTCGGGTTGCTGCTATTCATCGTAGAATCCATGAAACTCAGTGCTGCTCGCTCTTGAGCAGTCTGTCTGTCAAGGCCCAGAACCGGTTGCGGCATTATGTGGCCTCGATCAACTCAGCGTTGGAGATCTCCATAGTCTTATTCTGGGCCAGCCACTCCTCATACGTCTCTGCCCGTGGAGGGATATTAGGCCCAACCAGCTCGTGAGTATGCTCCACCTTGATGCGATCATCCCCCACCTCAATACGGATCTGATCCAGCACCTTGAGCCGCAGCGCTACCCGTGGTTCAGGGATATGCTCAAACATGTCCGACAATACCCGCACCCGCTCCTTGCGGTCAGCAAGGCGAATATCATCAAAATCATTGCGGTAGATCTCTAACTGCCGCTTATACTCACGCTTAAAGTCCTCATCCCGTTTCCACACATTAATCGTGTTCTTGGTGACCTTGAGCTGGTCCGCAATCTGCTGGGACTGGCGATGACGGGAATAACGATCCAGTATCATCATCTGAATCGCCTCCGCATGCTGGTCACGCAACTTCATCTCAATAACTCCATACCCACGGTCGCGGAGCATGAAACTCTGCTCCCAGATCATCCAGATGCACAAAGCGACCATCCCCACGCTGCTGAATACCAATCCCGGTAAACCCAATCTTTGCCGCCAGCGCCAACAACTCAAACGCCTCTGCCCCGGCTATCGCCACATCCACCGCCCGCCCGAATGTATGGGAACCAGGAACATCCTTCTTCGCCTCCACCGGATGCCGGGGAGAGCGATACCCCGAAGTAATCCGCAACGGACCCAACTCGTCGCGAAGACACTGCACCTTATCCATAAACTGCGGAGACATATCACAGATACCCGTCTCACTACACGCCAGTTCAGCAGGGCGAAAATTCGACCAGCGCTCATATGGCCAGTTGTCAGCAGTATATTCCATACCCAACCACCACAAACCCTCGCAGGGCAAAACAATAAAGAGATGGACCGAAGCTCCCCAACGACGGCCCATCTGGCGTCGGTATTTGCGGGACTCTCCCGCTGCCTCAGTCAACGTGCCCTAAGCACCCCAACTGACCACACACCCGAACGCCATCCCAAAGCCAAACAACCCACAAAAAAACACCGGGGGGAACCACACACAGCCCCCCCCGGCTCAGGAGGATATAAAAACACACAGGAATACCAGGTGCCCGAACCCGTTTGACGAGCACCATGCAAAAATATATCCCCAACAGACAAACACCGCAACCATAAACAATTGCCACCACATAACCCAAAAAATTCAGCGGCACCCCCGCACATAAAAAGACCCCCCCCAGGCGGGTCGCCCGCAGATGCAGCAAGCCCCAAACAGGAGAAACCAACCACAAGACAACTCGATGGCAGCATGATATAGACGAGGTGATATTCGGGTTCGAGCGCCTGGACGACCGGGCCGGTCGCTTCGCCTCAAATCGCCGAAACCAGCCAAAAACAGACCGAAACCAGCCCAAAAACACCCTTTTGGGCTGCTCAGGATACCAGTGAACCCGATCAAGACACCCAGAATCAACCAGAAACCCCTCCAAACGGCCAGCAAAGGCCGATCAAATTGGCAATAGGTTTACCACTATTTGACCTTTAAGTGTCCGTACGGGGTGCTAGAGGCGCCCAGGATCGATTCCGGGGGCGCCGCAGATCGGTAATAGGAACACGGGTAGTAATAAGAGACAAGGGAATGGATTGCGAGCGAACCACAATGTCCAATCGGACAACTTAGGAATGCCATCGGGTATGCCATCGGGTGTCCTGTCGGGTATCCTGATCGGGTATGCCGTATCCGGACCATATGCAAAGTTCAGACATAGTTCTAGTATATCAAAGCGGTACCGCTTTGATACGGAATAGAGTAAGATATATATATTATTTTTTACTAGGTACCTAGTACTAGGTACTAGACAACTAGAACTATGTCTGCAGTGTGAAAAAAGAAACCCCTGGCAGTAGCTATTGCCAGGGGTTTCGGTAGGTGGGGTTAGGTAGGGGTTACAGTATGGAATCCAAGGCAATATCAGCGAAGCCGGTTGCGTAATCGCCTCGTTTGCTCCTGCGCAAAAATGGCCCACCAACATGCGTATACTTATATACCAACCGTCGCCACCTGCCAGGTTTCGCCATATCGATGGGATGGGCTCGTTTAACTAAAATAATGGTGGGATCGGCATCCTTGCCGGCTTTGCCATATCGATGGGATGGGTCCGATGCTGTTAGCACTCCGACCAGCAGCGTGGTACCCTGAAATAATTGCCGTCTAGTAGCTGCACTCTTGGCACCAGAGACAGTTGAAACATTTTCAAGCCATTGCCAACTAGGTCCAATAGCTGCCGTTAGTGACAACCCCTCGTACCAATAGTTCGCACTTATTTCAGCGTAATAATAGTTCACCTTCAATCC